GGGTGGTTCAACCACCAAGCAGCATACGACTTCCTGCTAAAGCAAGTTCCTGAAGGCGGCTCGTTCGTAGAACTCGGAGCTTGGCTCGGCAAGTCCTCTGCCTACCTGTGCGACCAAGCAACACACCAACAAATCACAATCATTGATTCGTTCAAGGGAACGGCAGAGTACATAGATTCATACTACAAGCTCGCCAAGACCAAAGACATCTACAACCTGTTCTTGGAGAATATGGGTGAGCGCAAGTTCAAGGCCATCAAATCAACATCCAAAACCGCAGCAAAGAAGTTCGCCAACGAATCACTTGACGTGGTATTCATAGACCTTGACCACTCATACGAGGCCGTCAAAGAAGACATCAAGCTATGGCTACCCAAAGTAAAGAAGGGAGGCTACATAGCAGGAGATGACTACCACGAAAATTGGAAGGGCGTAATTCAAGCAGTAGACGAACTACTACCCCACGCCACGTTCATTGACGATTGTTGGATTCACCAAAAGTGAAGAACCACACAAAGGTCTACCTAAAGGGTATGGGCTACGACACCACCGATTGGATTCCTTGCGAGGTATGCCAATCAAAAGCCGTAGACATTCACCACATCGAGTCAAGAGGGATGGGAGGTAGCAAGCACGCAGACACCATTGACAACCTGATGGCTCTATGCAGAACCTGCCACGTTGCCTACGGTGATATCAAAGAGTACAAGGAGCGACTTCAAGCAACACACAACCACCATCTTGCAAAGCGGGTTATTTAGTTGATAAATACAATTCCATACAATGGCATTTGAAAAAGGAGTAAGTGGCAACCCTGCGGGCAAACCAAAGGGAGCAACAAACAAAACGACCAACAAGATTCGTGAGGCATTCCAAAACCTCATTGAAGCCAATCTTGAGAATATGACCATTTGGCTCACGCAAGTTGCAGCCGATGACCCAAAGGGTGCGCTTGACCTGCTCAACAAGATGGCGGAGTACACGACACCCAAGCTCGCAAGAGTCGAGAACTCACACGAAGCAGCAGATGAACTCACCCAAATCAAAGTAGAGATTGTCCGTTCTCCAAGTCAAGACAAGTGAAATCTTTGAAAGGAACTACACCGCACCCACACGGATAGTAGTCAATCAAGGAGGCTCACGCTCAGGCAAGACCTACTCCATTTTGCAGATGCTTATTGTCATCGCAATGCAAGAGAAGGGGAAGGTCTTTTCCATTGTGCGTAAATCGCTGCCATCGCTCAAGATGACCGCATACAGGGACTTCTTTGAGATACTCCGTGCAATGGACTTGTACGATGAGTCACGCCATAACAAGAGCGACTACACCTACACGCTCAACGGCAACCTCTTTGAGTTCATCAGCCTTGACCAACCGCAAAAGAAACGGGGAGCAAGACGTGACTACTTATTCTGCAATGAGGCAAACGAACTTTCTTGGGAGGACTTCTTTCAGTTGTTGGTTCGTACAACGGGAAAGATATGGATTGACTATAACCCGTCAGATGCCTTCCATTGGATTTACGACAGGCTCCTAACCCGTGATGATGTCACGTACATCCAATCAACATACAAGGACAACCCATTTCTTGACAAGTCCATCGTAGAGGAGATTGAGCGTCTCGCAACAACCGATGAGGACTATTGGCGTATCTACGGCTTGGGTGAGCGTGGTATGAGCCGTGCTACCATCTTTCAGTTCGGCAACGCAGAAGTCCCACAGGATGCAACGCTCTTGGCTTACGGGATGGACTTTGGCTACACCAACGACCCAACTGCACTTGTAGCCGTGTACAAAGCAGGAGACAACCTGTACCTTGATGAACTCATCTATCAAACGGGGCTAACGAACCCCGACATCAGCAACCATCTCAAGTCCCTAAACCTTGACAGGAGGTCAGAGGTATTTGCTGATTCTGCTGAACCCAAATCTATTGAGGAGCTACATCGTATGGGATGGAACGTGAAACCCACGCAGAAGGGCGCAGATAGCGTTATAGTGGGTATTGATGTACTGAAGCGACACAAGATATTTGTAACCCCACGAAGCAACAACCTAATCAAGGAGATGCAAAACTATAAGTGGGTAGAAGACAAGAACGGCAACCTCTTGAACAAACCCATTGATGCGTTCAACCACGCTATTGATGCGGTACGCTATGCGACCTACAACAAGTTAAGCCGACCGAACTACGGGCGGTATGCTATACGCTAAAATCCAAAGGTTATTTATTTATGGAACTCAAGGTAGTAGTACCCACATCCCTGTCAGAGATTACTCTTGACCAATACCAACGCTTTGCACGACTTGAAGGCGATGAGGAGTTCTTGACGCATAAGATGCTTGAAATCTTTTGCAACGTCCCTCTTGCTCAATTGCCCAATGTAAAGTTCGCAAGCGTAGCCAATGTGATGCGCCACATCAACACGATGTTCAGCGAGAAGCCATCTCTCAAGACGGAGTTCACATTAGGCGAACACACCTTCGGATTTATCCCCAACCTTGAGGACATCACCTTTGGTGAGTACGTTGACTTGGACAACTATATGAGCGATGTGCAAGAGCTGCACAAGACAATGGCGGTGTTGTACCGTCCTGTCACGGAGCGAGTAGGTAGGCGGTATGCCATTGAGCCGTATGAGTCGGCAGGCAAATACGCAGACCTGATGAAGGATGCGCCAATGGATGCGGTAATGGGAGCATCGCTTTTTTTTTATCGTTTAGGAAACGACTTAATAACCGCTACCCTGACCTATTTGGAGAGTCAGAAAACGAATACTCACCCGAATCACAGTTCGGTAGAAAGTGGGGATGGTATTCTTCCTTCCATCAGCTCGCTCAAGGAGATGTTACAAGATTTGAACGAGTTGGACAACTTGGGGTTCACGAAGCCCTCACCTTTCTCGTTTTTGAAAAAGAGCGACTTGATATCGAACGCAAGCAATTAGACAAACTAAAGAAATGAGGCAGTTTTACAACATCACCAAAAAACTCAAGGACACGCTTGAGGCGCATAGCCAAGTGAGTGTGGTCACCACAGGAGACATATTTGAGGTAGACCTGAACAAGCAGACCATCTTCCCATTGAGCCATATCATCATCAACCAAGCAACATTTGAAGGACAAATAGTCCGTATGAACGTAAGCTTGCTTTGTATGGATATTGTAGATGAGACCAAAGAGAATCCTCGTGACCAAGCAGAGCCATTCTATGGAACAAGCAACGAGCAGGATATTTTGAACACGCAGTTGGCAGTCATCAACGATGTGGTGACTGAATTGCGTAGGGGTACGTTGTATTCTGACTTGTACCAATTGGATGGCAACGCAAGTGCAGTTCCTTTTTCGGAGCGTTTTGAGAACTTGCTTGCAGGATGGACTGCTACCTTTGACGTGCTACTTGCCAACACCGAAATCAGCGTTTGCTAATGGCACGGAAGGAGTTGTTGGATTCGGTCTTAACGAAGTTTGCCAAGTTCGTGATTCAACAGTCACGCACTAACCTCACGAAGGGTAAGCACAACTTTGACAAGACCCTTTACAATTCTTTGAGCTACAACTTATCGGTAGGCGAAAATTCGTTCTCCTTGAGTTTTGATATGGAGGACTATGGTGAGTTTCAAGACAAGGGAGTTAAGGGCGCAGGAGGCACGAGAAAGACTACAAGCGCATTCAACAGGCGAAACAATAAAGGGAAGATTTGGAAACAAAAGGCTCCTGATAGCCCCTTCCAATTCAAAAACAAGAAGCCGCCTATTTCGGCATTTAAGAGATGGGCAGAAGAAAAAGGGCTAAACCCCTATGCGGTGCGTGAGTCGGTGTTCCGTCAAGGTATACCCGCTACCAAGTTCTTTAGCACCCCGTTCCGACTTGGGTTTAACAAATTACCATCTGAAATCGTAGAGGCGTTCCGCTTAACACAAGATGACCTTAAAGCATTTACAAGAAAATGAGTACACCTGTAATCGCAACTCCAAGTAGCCTTGCAATGGCTCGCAGCCCGCAGTTCATCACGGGCAAGAATAACGCCTTGACCAACGACCAACTTCAGGCGATGAGTTTGTCTTTGAAAATTGCTTCAGGTGCAATTCCAAGCGGAACGGCAAACTATGTATTAAACAAGGACTACTCAATCAATCAGGTCATCAACTTTGAAATCAGCGACCTCGTGCGTTCGGAGTTCTATCACGACTTCAGCATTTGGAATGACTTGGGCTTCACGCAGAGTCCGCAGGGTGAGGTGCTATGGGTTGTGCCTACGGGCGATTGGCGATACTCCAATAACGGAGCAGCACCCGACACCGCAGTATGGGCAACGGGTAGTACATACAAATACCTAACTACTGACGGATGGGCAACAATGACAAACATCAGCCCAACATCAGTTACTCAATCGCTTCTTGCTACATCCCGTGAGCGTCAGGTGTTGGTGACCAACTACGAGGTATTGCCTATCTACCAAAACGCAACCAACGAGGTCACCAAAGTTTCTATCATTTGGCAAGGTGGTGGTTCCGACAACGCATCCATCACAATACCACCGAGCAACGATTCCCGTGATGCGGTGGTGTACTTACCTGTTGGCCCTGCAAACCTTCAGAATACTACGGTTTGGG